TGTGAGGAAGTAATGACCCTCATGTAATCTTGAGAATTCTTGATTTACAGCAAGGTGGCAGATATTTGGCCAACCGATAAATTGAGAGTGTCCCTGTGCCCGGGGAGTAGCACTTTATGATGTTTGTGAGTAAGTCACTCATTTGAGTGAGTAAAGCCTCTGTGTCGAAGTAAATTGGATTTCCAATTTGTGGGCCTCCACTAATTGGTTCCTTTTTGCTTGTCGCTTTTACAATATGATAAAATGACAAGCTCTGGAACCTCTGTAGTGCGTAATAATAATAGTATCACTGTTAATAACAAAGAGGACAGTGTTTGCTCTTCGGAGAAACAATACTCTTTTTTACCCCAATCGGATGTATGCGATCCAAAAACTAATGCACGCGCCAAGTTTCAAAAGAACAAGCGCGCAGTGCGTAAGAATAAGTTGAAACGCCTACGACAGAATGGAAATGATCGGAATATTCCAAAAAATCCTCCTAGACCTAAGAAAGGAGAGATTTTACCTACTAATGATTCCATTGATTATGTCCACCAGTCATTGGCTGAACGTATATATCCTACCGCTCTTATAGACCAAGCGAAGAGTACTTTAACTTCCGTTAACACAGATGTGAACGCGTCTCAAATTTTTGAAGTTCTTGAAGTAGTGGGTGCTCTTGCTGTCTCCCTCCCTATTTGTCAAACACCTGCGCAAGTTGCAAGTCAAATCTTGTTAACGATTCGTGCTATGACTAAAGGGAGTATCACCGAAACTATTTTACGTAAGATGGAAACGGTAGAGTGGTGCAAAAAACTTTTTGGTTTCAATATGTTTGAACAGCAATCCGGGACACCTGAACAGGCCAATTGGCTTAGTTCTATTCCCACATTGAGGGAAAATTGGGATGCCGTTCGTAATGCTCCTTTATTTGGAAAGATTTCTGCAATGATAACTGTAGCTGCGTCAATTGGATTGTGCAGTGTAACTAATCTGAAGTGGTCTATTCAAGGAGTTGATTTATTTCGTGTTGGAACCGTTAAAAAACATCAAACCGCCGTTGATTTGGTTGGAGCTTTACTGGACACTATTGTATGCTTCATAGAAGGTGGTTATGAATGTTTTCGAACTGGTTCTTTTGAACCCCTGCTTTTCACCAATGATGAGAGCAAAAAACTCGATGCTTTATATTTTCCATTGCTTGAATTACATGAGCATGCTATGGTTTTTAATTTGCATGCCAAACCAGTAACTATTCGTGATGAAGTTCGTGTTGTGTCTGATATTGAATATAGTCAACTCCTCGATGAAGCATTGGAACTTGCTGATCGTGCCTATAAGTCTGCTAAAGGCACTTGGCAACAAGGATATCTGGAAAAGAGGCGCGAGGTTCTTCATAAAAATCGCGCTGCCTATCAAGCCAAGCGTATTGATGGTTCGATGCGTTTTGCTCCTTTTACTATTTATGTTTGGGGCGAATCTGGTGTTGGTAAATCTGCTATTGCTCAAGTTATGATGGCGGATTGTCTTGCGGCGTCTGGTGTTAATCCGGATCCAAAAGGTACCGCCATTCTTAAGGAATCAGATAAATTCGATTCGACCTTGAAGGGTGATACTGTTGGTATCTTTTTTGACGATATGGGTAATACTAAGAAGGAATTTTTGGATAAAGCTCCAACTGAACGTATAATAGATATCAACAACAATATGATTACTTATGCAAATAAGGCAGATCTTCATGAGAAAGGAAAAGTTGAGATACGCCCCCGTGTGTTTGTAATAACCAGCAATGCCCCCCTTGCCGACCATGGAAACAATGGTTCGATTAAACCGTTTTCTATCGTTCGACGTGCTGATATTCATATTGAAGTTTTCGCAAAAAAAGAATATGCACTTGCTGACAAGCGACTTGATAGCCAAAAAGCGTTACGCGATTTTCCTGGGAGTTCTCTGGTTAATAATGTTTGGGATTTGGACTTATATATCCCCCGAGATCGTAAATATGGTGGAAATAGTTCATATCTAGTGTCTGCTGATGGTAAAACTGAAAAACTAACAGTAGATATTCACACTGCCCTTAAGAGAATTACCACTATGTGTGTCCGGCATTTTGAGAATCAAAAGAAGCTAATCGCAAAGGGTGAAGGTTTGGTGGCCTCACGTAAATATTGTAAAACGTGTTTGCGAGCACATGACATCTGTACGTGTGAGGCTGATCGAGATTTGGCTGATCTTAAAAATGAACTAGATGGATTGGCGAAGGACATAGGTCTTGATGATGAGGAGGATGAAGAACAAGTCTCTTTCGAAGAGACGTTTGAGTTTATTTCTTCACAATTTGAAGCTATGGGTACCAGAACT